CGAGTTAGAAGAAAGATCAGCGTAACTGCCAATAAGTCGTGTAAAATCCCTAGACTTAGATCATTTGACACTTGTTATAAATAAGCAACCGGTATATTCGGCCACTAGCGTTGAATTAAGAGCTGGTGAAGATGTTGACATCGAAGAGAGGGCATTTGAGCATGAAGTAAAAGTTGTGATCTCAAAGCAACCGATTGATTACTCACAATACGAAAACAGATTAAACAATTTAAAAGTCAGCAAATAGCTGGTTTATTTTAATACAAAGAAAGGATGAGGATTATGGAACTTAAAAAACTGATGGAACAAAGAGCAGATTTACAGGCAGAAATGGAGGCTCTTTTAAATACTGCCAAAACAGAAGAAAGAGCCATGACAGAAGAAGAAATATCTAAGTTTGACGAGTTAGAAAAGAAAATCAATGTTATTGATGGCACTATCGAAAGAGAGGAGCGTGCAAGGAAGATGGAACACAAAGAAGTTAAACCTAATGAGGTAGAAGAAAGAGCGGTAGTAGAGGAAAGAGCATTTGCTAACTACATCAGAAAGCAATGTGGGGTTTATGTTGAGGAAAGAGCAGGAGAGCAAAACCCAGACATGGGGAATAATGGCGCAGTAATCCCTGTAACAATCGCACAAAGGATCATCAGAAAAGTAGAAGAAATTACACCAATATTGGCGAAGGCGACTAGGTTCAATGTCAAAGGTACACTAAAAGTGCCTGTATGGGACAAAGTCAATACAAGCCACGATATTACTGTAGCTTACCAAACAGAATTTCAAGATATTACAGCTGATAGCGGTAGGTTTACATCTGTAGATTTATCTGGCTACCTTGCAGGGGCATTAACCTTAATCGGTAAGTCTGTTGCAAATAATGCTGATGTTGATGTTGTGAATTTCGTAATCAATGAAATGGCTAAAAAGATAGCTCAATTCTTAGAAGGAGAGCTATTAAAAGGTACTGCTGGCAAGGCTACTGGCGCGCTTTCAACCAATACTACATTGAGTGCAGGATCTACAACAGCTATTACAGCGGATAATTTAATTGATCTACAAGCTAAAATCCCAACTGTTTATCAAGCGGATGCTTGCTGGATTATGCACCCATCTACATTCGCAACTTTAAAGAAGTTAAAGGATGCTACAGGCCAATATTTGCTGCAAAATGACTTTACTAGTGCTATGCCATATAGAATACTAGGTAAGCCAGTTTATCTGTCCGACAATATGCCTACTATCAGTAGCGATAACAAGGCTGTATTGTACGGTGATTTAAGCGGTCTTGCTGTAAACTTCAGAGAGGATATTTCAATTCAAATACTGCAAGAAAAATATGCTACAATGCACGCTATGGGTATCGTGAGTTGGTTCGAATTTGATTCTGATGTCATAGATCATCAAAAACTTGCTGTCCTAGTAATGAGTACGAATTAATATGGCGGCTTAATTGCCGCCTATTTTATTTACGAAAGGAGAATGATCATGTATAATACCAAAAATTACACCGAACAGGGCGGGGAAAAAACTGTAATCGGTGGAGAGATAGTTATAGAGGGTAAAATCACCGTTGCAGGCAGTGGCAAAGTAGAAGGTATTGCAGGAGTAACAGGTGCAGCTACAGATTCAACTCTAGGTGGCATTAGAGCAGCTGCCAGGGGTGATGATGATACGGTCGAAGTTAAAATTGACAGTACTACCTCAAGACTATATGTAGCACCACCAACATTAGCAACAAAAGATTCCGCAGGATTAGTAATGAAGGCTGCTAATGTGGCTACTATTAATGATGGTGATCCAGTAACAGCTGGAAGTTTCAACGCATTGTTAACCGCTTTAATTAATGCTGGTATAATGGCAGGCACAGGAGAATAAGAATAGAAAGGGCGTGATGTCCTTGAAAGTGAGCGAAATAACCATAAATGATGTTGCTCAGTACCTAAAATTAGAAAAAGAGGAATATTGCAATATTGAATTGGCACCTATGTTAACAGCTGCCCGCCAGTTTATAAAGTCATATACAGGACTTTCGGAAGAAGAAATTGACGAACACGAAGATTTTTACATTGTTGTGATGGTGCTATGCCAAGATATGTATGACAATAGAAGCATGTACGTTGATAAAAACAATCTAAACAAAGTAGTTGAGACAATATTGGGTATGCATTCAGTAAATTTACTGTAGGTGATAATATGATTAATCCAGGTAAATTAAACCAAAGAATAAAGATATATAAAATCAGTTCTGTTTATGACGATTACGGCGAACCGACAAATAATAAGCAAACGGTCCATGAGTGCTGGGCGAGTGTCAAAAATAAGAGTGGTAAAGAGCAATTTCAATCAGTAACCCCTTTCGCTCAGACAGTAACCAGTTTTCTAATTAGGTACACTAAGAAAGTTATTGACACTACAATGAAAATTGACTTTAAAGGCGAGGTTTACAACATCATTT